TCCAGCGGCGTGTGTTCGGCGATTTTCTTCGGCAACTGGAACGATTTGCTGATTGGCATGTGGGGTGCGCTGGATATTCTGGTTGACCCGTACTCCAACAGCACCAGCGGCACGGTGCGCGTTGTGGCGTTCCAGGACGTGGACATTGCCGTCCGCCATCCTGAATCATTTGCTGCAATGCTGGACGCGCTGACCGCGTAGTCTGACGTCAACGCTGGGGGCGGTGATGAGCCGCCCCCTAAGGAGGCTGGATGAAAATCAAAATTCTGCGCAGTACCGTATGCGGCGGCGAAGCGGTTGAAGCCGGACAGATTGTCGAAGCCGGTGAGCGCGATGCCGTTTTGCTGATTGCTCTTGGAAAAGCCATACCCGTGAAGGACGATGGCGAGAAGCGGACAATTGAAGCACCGGAAAACACCGAACTGCCGCGAGGGCAGAAACGGAGTAAGTAAAGATGTTGCGCGTAGTAACACCGCCAGCAATCGAACCCGTAACACTGAGTGAGTTCAAGCTCCAGGCGCGTGTGGACGGCAATGATGAAGATACGCTGATTGCACGGTACATCAAAACCGCACGTGAGCATGTCGAAACCATCCTGCGTCGGGCACTCATTACGCAAACTTTGATGCTTGCGCTTGATAACTGGTGGATTGGTGAACAGGAGTTGCTCATGCCGCCGCTGCAGTCGGTAACACAGGTTACTTATCGCGATGTAAACGGTACAGAGCATACACTGAGTTCCACGAATTATGTTGTAGATACCGTTTCCGATCCGGGAAGAATACGGTTTGCAAAGGGTGTGAGTCACCCGAATGTGGAACTCTGGCCGTATGCACCCGTCAAAATCACTTATGTTGCCGGCTACGGCAGCGACGCTGAGGATGTGCCTGAGCCAATTCGGCAGGCAGTGCGGATGCTGGCGGCGCATTACTACGAAAACCGCGAGGCAATATATATCGAGCGCGGTGGAAACATGCAAATGTTGCCTTTTGCGGTAGATGCGCTGCTTGCGCCGTACCGCGTGTGGAGTTTCTGAAATGCGCGCCGGATGGCTGAATAAACGAATTTCGATCGAGCAGGCCGTAAGGACACAAAACGATTACGGTGAATATGTTGAAACCTGGTCTGAGGTGCGTAAGGTGTGGGCAAGCATTGAGCCATTGCGCGGTGAGGAATATATCGCCAGCAAGACCATGCAGGCAGGAGTAGACCACCGAATCCGCATGCGCTACCAGGCGGATCTGACGCCGAAACATCGTCTGCGTTACGGCAACCGGATATTCGAGATTGAATCGGTCATTCATGTGCGCGAGGCAAAGGTCGAGACGCAGGCAATGTGCAGAGAAAAGGTACTGTGATGGCGCGTAGAATGAAGGTCAAACTGGAAGGCGATGAAGAACTGAAACGCAAATTGAGCGTTTTAGGCGAACGTGCCAACGCAAGCTTGCTTGCTGCCGTGCGCGCCGGCGCTGAAGACCTGCGCGAAGAAGCCAGTCGCCTTGCGCCATCCCCTGACGTCATTACCGGCAACGAGAAGGTTGACAGTGGAGTAGCCGAGATCAGTGTTGGGCCAACCAGAGAAAAATGGTATTTGCGCTTTTTCGAGTTTGGTGCAACAAGCCACGAAATCAAGGGCACGCCGCTGGCGTTCGAGGGTGAGCGAGGCCTGGTTGTTACACGCAGTGTAAAGCATCCCGGCATGGCAGCACGTCCGTTTCTGCGACCGGCGGTTACGCGCAACAAGGAACGCATTGTGGCAAAAATCGGAGAGGTTTTCCGGTCTGAAATCAACCGGCTTGTGGAGTGAAGATGATTCGCAAAATGATCTACGCCATACTGAGTAACACACCGGCGTTGACTGCGCAGGTCGGCACGCGGATTTATCCTCTAGTAGTACCTGAGGATGTGCAAAAGCCTGCGCTGGCTTACCAGGTCATCAGCGAGTCACGTGACTACCTCATGACCGGTCAGGACGGAGTGACGGAAAGCCGGGTTCAGATAACCATCGTTGCCCAGAATGTGGCGCAGATGGATTCTGTTGCTGAAACATTGCGCAGCGAACTGAGTGGTTATTCCGGGATGGTGCAGAGCGAAAAAGTGTATTTGATTACGCTCGAAAACGAATACGACGGAGCAGTGGCCGAGGGTGAAAACCTGAGGGTGCTGCGTCAGGATTACACAATCAAGTGGAAGGAGGTCTGAAATGGCTGACGGATACATTGGATACGGTACTCGTTTGGAGTATCAGCAAAGTTCAAACTGGATTCTGGTGGGTAAGGTTGGCGACATCAACGGCCCCTCGATGAGCCGCGACACGGTTGACATTACCCATCAGCAGAGTCCTGGTGGATACAAGCAGTTTCTGGCAGGTCTGGCAGATGGCGGCGAGGTGACTTTCACGATTAACTTTGACCCGTCGGACAGCACCCACAACCAGACTGACGGTTTGCTGAAGATTTTCAGTGAAACGCAACCGCGCAGCTGGCGGATTATCACTCCGGTTGGGACTGGAACGCAAAATCAGTATCATGCTTACACTTTCAGCGCCATGTGCACAGGATTTGAAATTAAGTTCCCTGTTGAGGACAAAATTTCTGCGGATGTGACGCTGAAAATCGCCGGGGCTGTCACGCAAGGCACTGTAACGCTAACTTAGGAGTGACTGACTATGATCCTGAATCGTGAGCAAATTCTTGCGGCAAATGACGTCAAAACCAAAGTTGTGGAAGTTCCAGAATGGGGCGGTTCGGTCATTGTGCGCGGCTTGACCTCGCTGGAGCGTGACAAGGCTATTGCGCGGATAATGAATGACAATAACCAGGTAGATTTGAACCGTCTTGGAGAGTTACGGGTCATGATTGCAGCGATGGCAATAATTGACGAGCAGGGCAATCCTCTTTTCACCGAAAAGGATGTAACCGCGCTTGGTCAAAAGTCATGGTCGGCAATTGAGCGAATCTCTGATGCTGTTCTCGAAATCTCCGGGCTGACGCAAAATGCTCTGGAACAACTGGAAAAAAACTGATTGCCCGCCCGGAGCGCGTGTTTGCCTTCCGGCTAGCCGCGCTCCTGGGCTGGGAGTCGGTACAGTCGGGGCTGGCAAGAATGAGCAGCGAGGAGTTTACGGAATGGATGATTGTTTTCAAAAACGGCTGGCTGGATGCGGATGAAGAATATCGCGCGGCGATGGTCGCGAGTGTCATTGCAAATACCGCGCGGGATGAGCGCAAACGCAAGACACCGTTTCAGCCGGTTGACTTTATGAGACCTCATTACATTCCAAAAACTCAAGAGCAGAATTTGAGCGGAAAAATTCAGCGCATTTTCAGTTTGTTTGGCATTGTGAAAGAAGGCGAAAATGGCGGAACTGGCTAAACTGGTCGTCAAACTGGTTGCGGATGTTACTGAGTTTACTCAGAGCATGGAGGCGGCCGCAAAGAAAACTGCCCGGATCGGGCAGGAATTACAGGCTGTCGGCGACCGTATGACGGTGGGTGTCACCCTTCCGCTGATTGCCGCCGGGACTGCTGCTACGAAATTTGCCAGTGACCTGGCGGAAACCCGCAACAAAACCAGTGTTGTTTTTGGCAGAATGGCAGATGACGTGCTGAAGTTCGGAAAAGAAGCCAGCCGGACGATGGGGATGAGCGAAAATGCAGCGCTGAGTTACGCTGCAACTTACGGTAGTATCCTCACGAACATGGGCATTGCGGAAGACGAAGCCGCGAAGATGAGCAAGGCGCTGACGCAGTTGACTGCTGACTATGCCAGTTTTCACAATCTGGACCCGGGCGAGGCTTTCGAGAAAATCAAAGCGGGGCTTGTTGGGTCATCCCAACCGCTGATTTCGCTGGGCAAGGATTTGAGACAGGCAAGCGTTGAGGCTTACGCAGTTGCAAACGGCATCGCGAAGGCTGGCGAGAAGATGACGCCTGCACAGCTGGCGATGGCGCGCTTTGGCGCGCTGGTTGCCCAGTCCGGGAAGGAAATGGGCGACTTTGCGCGCACATCTGACGGGCTGGCAAACTCCACTAGGACACTGAAAGCGACCTTTGAGGACACGTTTGCGTCTTTTGGCGAGCTGCTTATTCCAACTATCACTGAATTTATGCAGGTGCTTATTCCGATTTTGCAATGGTTTAGAGACCTGCCGCAGCCGGTAAAAACTGCTATTGTTCAAATGCTTTTGTTTGCGGCGGCAATAGGCCCTGTACTGAGTATCGTGGGGCGCGGAATGCAGTTGTTCAGTTTGTTCAGCGGTGGACTTGCCGGAAATGTTGGAATTGCCGGAAGTGCAGCCAAAGCCGCTGCCGGTCTTGGTGCTGCCGCCAAAGCCGCAGGTGGTCTTCTGACAACCGTAACCGCCGCCGCCGCTCCTGTTGTCGCGCTGATAGCTGCAATTGGTTTGTTGATTGTGGTCATCAAGCGGTTTGGACCCGCGGCATGGGAGAGCGTGCAAATGCTGGTTGCGATCGGCGAGGTGATTCGTCGGCAATTTGTAGCAATGCTGACGAATGGCGCAAAAAAGGTAGGAGAGTTTCTTGAACGAGCTTATCTTAATGTTTTGAGTTTTCGGATGAAAATGATGGATGCCGGGAAACAACTGATGACCGGGTTCATCCGCGGAATAATAAGCATGGCCAGGGCATTGATTGAAGCGGTCATCAAACCAATTTCCAGCGCCGTTGTGGAGGTGCGCAAAATTCTGAAACTTGGTTCGCCGTCGCGGCTGATGAAATATTTCGCTGAGATGACCATCAAAGGTTTTGTGGTTGGTGTCGAAAACAATCGAAGCGCACCAGCAGCGGCGATGCAGCAGATTGATTTCACTCCGCCAGCTGTTTCTCAAGTTGGCGGCGGAGCAAGAAGCGTGCAGATTGGTGAGATTCGCGTGTACGGCGATTTGAGCGATTCGCAGATGCGCAGGATGAAAGAGGAAATGCGCAGAATTGCCGAAGGTGTGTTTGGGGAGGCGCTGGCCTGATGGCAGACTACAAGATTGGCACAACGCTGGCCGGAATGGTCAATATCGAAACGCTGGGACTGCCTGTACCGCGCAGCACATTTCAAACCGGAGAGCGGGTGACACTGGCGGATGGTAAGATGCGTGAACTTGGTTGGGGAAAAGCCGAATGGGTGTTTCCGGTACTTACTACTTCACAACGTTCCGCATTGAGAACATATTGCACGGGTGCGAGCGCGAATGTGTACATTCGCACGCTGACGGCGGATAACACTTACAGCAATTATCTGGCAGCCATGATCTGGCCGGAAGATGAGGAGCAGCGCGCCGGATTTGTCTTTGATCTACGTGTTCGCTTCAATTTGCTGGAGGCAGCATGACGCGGGCAATCACGTCAACAGAACTCAGCAAACTCCGGGGGAGGCAGTCCAGCAGACTGTATCTTG